TAGATGCTGACGCTGCTTACAAAAATATTAAAACGGAACTCAAAGAACTCAAGCGAATCCGAAAGTCCATCAAGAAAGACAAGGATTTGTGATAAGTGCGGAGTGGAAAAACCACTTGACAAAGACCACTATCAGGTGGTAAAATACTTCCGAGATGGTTTCTCCTATTACTGTCACGACTGTTCTAAACCCAAACCAAGAAATGACTGACTTTGATTATAAAAAGTATTCTCTTGAAAACCTAGAGAATTGGATGAACGATGCAATTTCTTGTGAAGATGCAACACCACAGGAAATTTATGATGTTATTGTAGGTGTAGTTAAGGAAACCTACACTCATCATAAAGACCAAGCAAGTCGTGCAAATGAACTTCTTGAACTTCTAGACGGAATTAAAAAATTAAATATTAGTGATATTTTTGAGTGTGATAAAGATGACCCATCACCAGAATGTCAAGGTGCTTGGAATGATTTTTGGGAAAGTAATAATGAAGTAGAATATGATTTGAGGGAAGCAGAGTATTGTAATTCTTCTGTAGAACTTCCTCCTAATCAGTCTTATATTGGTTGGCAAACTATGAGTGATGATAAGTTTAATCAAGAATTTCCACCAAAAAAAGATAAAGTAGTAAAATGGCAACTTCCTGTTCAGGTTGATGAACTGTCTGGAGATTGTTATATTGAATTTCCTGATGATTTACTTGAAATTGCTGGACTTAAAGAGGGTGATACTGTAGAATGGATTGACCGTAAAGATGGTAGTTATGAAATGAGGAAAGTAAATGGCCCTGAGTGAATCAGTAGAACAAAGTTTAAAAGAAGCAGAGTCAAATCTGAGAAATGCATTAGCATATTCTGCACGACAGGAGAAGCCTTTTGTTTCTCGTGAGATTTCAGAAATGATTTGTCGTATTGATAGTCTAATCAAGACTGACCAACTTTTAGATAAACTGGAAGACCGAATGAGAGGTTTGGAGGATGATAAAGGTTCGTTTGGAACCTTCTTTAATTAAGAACTGTAACGCAATCCCAAAGAGATTGTTAAGTGTCTAGATATTTTATAAGGATATGCTAACATATCTAAGTATTTGGGAGCAAAAATATGACCCTTTCATCAGGCAACAAAAAAAATCTTAAAGAACTTAGCAAAGATGAATGGGAAGAACTTGATGCACTTCGCAAAGCAATCAATGATAATCCTGCTTCGGTTCATCCAGAAAAGCAAGAAAGATTTACTGAACTATTTGTAAGGTCTCTTTCTTATGTTGGTAAAAATTGATAAAACAAAAAGCAGTTAAATAGTCAAAATTATAGTTTATGTTTAATGAGTACTACTATTGGAATTTCTTTACATCAAAAACCATATGATTATGTCAGAAAGTGTGTTGAGAGTGCATTAAGTCAAACAGCTGAAGTTAAAGTAATACTTCGTACAGAGGGACCAGATGCTTGCGATGAACAAACTTTAGACTATCTAAAGAAATTGGATATAGAAGAAGAAAAATTTAAACTCATAATTGGAAATAAAAAATTAGGAATATATCCATCTTATAATGAGATATTTGATTCAGTTGATACTGATAATATTTGTCAGTTAGATGCTGATGATTATCTCGAACCTGAAGCAATTGAAATTTGCGAAAAAACTTTAAGTGAAAATCCTCATTACTCTATGGTCTACACTGACTGTATGGAAGTTGATGAGAGTGGAAATAGCATTGGACTACACAAAAATCAACAGATTGAATATAGTGCATCCAATTTGTTAATCAATTTTATAACTTATCATTTGAGGGTAATTCGCACAAGAGTTTTTGAAAGTGTTGGGAAATTTGATGAATCTCTTCCATTTTCTGCTGACTATGATATTTGTTTGAAAATATCTGAAATCGGTTTAGCAGAAAATGTAGGTTATATTCCATTACCACTTTACAATTATAGAATCTCCTCAGATTCTATGTTTAAAGTTAATTTTGACCAGACAAACTTAGAGGCTCAGATTGCATCACAAAAAGCCTTGATGAGAAGAGGTTTATCTGATGAGTACAAAACTCTTTTGAACCGTAGAACAGGTAATTTGTTAATTCATCCAGTTCTAAAGGATAATAATCTTGATTTTTCAGATTCTCAACCAATAATTTTTACAGGGATGCATCGTTCTTGTACTTCATTGATTTCCAATATGCTAACAAAGTTGGGAATTGATATGGGTGAGAGTGTGCTTGAACCTGATGAGTTTAACCCTAAAGGATATTTTGAAAATAAGAACTTTTTGTTTTTTGATACTTACTTTTGCGACTGTGCTTCCAAAGATGGAGAAGGATTTCCAAACTGGGGTTGGACTCGTGGTGAAGATTTAGATGAAAAAGTTCTTGAAGATTTTAAAGAACCTGCAAAATATGTAATCAATTTGCATTTGGATAAAAAGTTATGGGGTTGGAAAGACCCTAGAACTTCTTTACTGTTAAAGTTTTGGGAACCACTATTGCCAACAGCAAAATATATCTTTGCTTATAGGAATCCAAATGATGTCATTAACTCAGTTAAAAAATTAAACATTTCAGTCTTTAAGGAAAATCCAGAGTATATTGAAGAGTGCTGGATTTCTCACAATAAAAATATACTAGAATTTTATAAAAACAACCAGGATAGATGCTTATTGCTTAGCACTGACCAGTTACTTAAAAATCCAAGTTTACTTAAAGTTTTGATTGAAAACAAATTCAATTTAGAACTTGAAGATTATGATTTAAATTCTTTAATCACTGAAGATTATTTGCACAGTACTGAAGAAGTTTTAACAACATCTATGTCGGAAGAACTTTTTGAGGAATTAAACAAAAATGCAGATCTTCCGTATGTAGGATTATTGGGCCCCTGAAAGTGCATCAGTAATACAAGCACAACTCCCAAATGAGCACTCGCGCACGAATCGGTCTCGAACTTAAGGATGGTTCTATTCTTTCTGCCTACCACCACTGGGATGGTTATCCTGAATGGCTGGGTCGTATTCTGAATACTCACTACAACTCACGTTCTCTTGCTGAAGAACTGATTGATGGTGGTGATATGAGTTCCTGCTGGACTGATTCACGTTGGGATGGGAATGGTGTGGAGGGTGTTTATGGTCCAGAATACTACTCTCAGCGTGGTGAAGATTGCCCTCCTCGCCTTGATGCTGACCTTGTAGAGTATCTGCTGCCTGGTAACAGCGAAGAGTATGCTTATGTCTTCCGCAACGGTGAATGGGTATGCTATAATATGCACCAGTTTGACGATACCAAACTCCCCGAAGTTGTTGAAATCCCTTCCGCCGCCCTTGCAGTATGAATAAGAAATATGTTGTTGCTGGATTGATTGGTTTTGCAGTCATTCTTGGTTGGAATGTCTTTCTAATCCAGCGTGATGATAAGATGTATGATGCTTATTACCGTTCTAAAGCGATAGATAATCTTAAATACCCACCCAGCAATCAAATCAAGTAACCAAAATGATTCCAAAACGACTCCGCGATCTTATTAAAAAAGCAGAAATGGACAAAGTAGCAGAAGAGTTCTGGAAAGAAGTTGAGCGCGAAGCAGCGAAACTGGAGGTTACAGTTGACTATTATCTTGCAGAGTTTTACTGACCAATGAAAAAACTTCTCACTGCACTTGTTGCAATAACTATTTTTGCACCAGTTACTGCACCAGCTCAACAAGTAACTGACTTTCAAGTTTGCACAAACTACCGTGAAAACTATTATCGCGGTGGATATGATGCCTTTGGAAACTATGTTCAAGGTGGAGTTGCTACCAATCAAAACAACTACAACTGTGTGACTGGTAGACCTTATCCTTCGCAAGGTTATTATAGTAATTACAACTATAATGCTCCTGTCTACAATGGATATTATGGTTATCAACGTGCATATCCATATGGACCTTATGGATATAATCGTTTGAATCCATATTGCAATCCTGTAAGAACTGCTCTGGGTGCAACTCTTGGTGGTGGTATAGGCGCAGCACTTTCTAACAGTAGAAGCACCCGACGCTGGGCAATTCCTGTAGGCGCTGCGATTGGTGGCCTTGCTTATAGTTGTTAAGAATTAAAATGACTTTTTTACTTGGAATGGGAATCGGTTCCCTACTCACTATCGGTGCAGCATTTATCTTTTCCGCTGACCAAAATGTCCTTGACGAAGGCGACAAACTAGACTAAACTTAAGGGGTAATTTACACACAACGATGAAGTATCTTTATTTGGTTGACTACTGGGTTCCTTTTCCTTCTTCTGAATATGGTGGGATAATCAATGTTATTGCTGAAAATGATATTGAATGTCACGATATTCTGCGAGATTCGGATGATTATGATGCTAGGTATCATCCAAAAATTATGGAGAGAGTAGTTGCTGCTCCTCGCTTTGCACTTGCAGGTGAAGAAGAATCCCGTATTGTTGAATCCTTTACAACCTGATGACTCACCACGTTGCTCACACCAATCAAATGGTGTCTGATTTGAAGAAACAGTATCAAGAACGTATTGAACAACTGCAAGGTAAAATTGCAGAACAAGAACACGAAATCTCACAACTGCAGAAGCAAATTGAGTATATGTCGCGAGACAAGTTCTATGATTGCTGAGTTTCCTCATCATCCCCCAACTGGATATTATTATGAGTTTGAAGAGTTCAAGCGCGGAGTTATTGCTATATGGTTGTATTGCAATCGTAAGTTTGATTACAATAACGGTGCTAAAACCAGGACAATCTGGGGATTCTACAAATCCAAGACCAGAGAATACTTCGCCCCCATCAATAGTAAGACAGTCGGTGCTCGTGTAGACATTACCGAGACAAGAAATTACACTTCAATGCCTATTAAATACCAAGGAGTAGAAAAGTTCTTTGTATGACTTACGAACCCAAAGTCAATGACTATGTTCTCTGGAATGATGGAAAAGGTGTTGAAGGTTGGGTTTATTTTAAGTGTAAAGAATACGTTACCATTGAGATTTCAGTTAGACCAAAAGATGAAATAAACTATCAATGTTGTAGTTTGCACCGAAATGAGAGGGTATTGGTTCTGTGCTATAATAAACAATGGAAACAACTGGAGTATGTAACGTCACGTGAATCTGTTTATGAAGAAGAAAACTGCTTGGAGATGGTGGGCGAAAGCGTTAGGTGAAAAAGCGAGTAAATGTGATAAAGAATCGGATAAGGTAGCACTTATCCGAACTTTTATTTTTGCAACCTATTTGATTACCAATGCCTTCATTGTTGCTGGTGTGATTCGCCATTGGAATGATGAGGCTAAGATTGAAGTATTTGTTGAAACTTCTAACATCCCAGAATATCATACTCCACCAATGAGAGTATCAAATAGAACGTTTGAGTTTGAGTAAAACTAAATATCTAAAAAGTGTTGGGAAAATGAAGACGTTCAAGCAATTTATGGAGCAAACTCCTCATATGGAGCCTAATCTCTACAGTAAGCAAGTTGCAATGCGTCAAGCAGCACAAAAGACTTCGCAAATTAAGCACGTTCATCAAGAATTGGGTGGAGAAGCAAGAGCACAACAAGCAGCAAAACGTGCAAGAATGAAAGCAATTATGAGTCGTTGATTTAAACTGGGCCCCTGAAAGTGCATCAGTTATGTAAGCAACTCACTGACTATGGACCGCTTCGATGATCTTCAAATTGAAGAGTTTTCTTCCTTTGACTTTGTTGAAGAGATGAATGATGACCTCTTTGAGGAAGAAGACAACGACAAATCATTCAATAAACTGATTAACTCTAACATTGATTTCTGATTACAAATGACCGACACTGTGAACGTACTGCCTCACCTCAACGAACTGAAAGAAACTTATCGTCGTCAGGACTTCTCATTTACTAAACAACAGAAGGAAGAATATAATCTTCTGCTACAAGCAAGGCGAGAACGAGTCAAGTATTTTTATGATAACGGACTTGTATCTAAGGGACGTAGCAAATCTGAAGAATAAATACTAAAAGGTTATTCTAAGCACCGATGATTACGTTCAGCAATTTCATGACTATCTGCGAAGCAGCTTACGACAAAGAAGTAATGTCTGGTTCGCAAATCCGCACTATGGGTGCAGGTGGTCGTATTTCTGCTGAACGTAAGAAATCGAAGCCTGAAATAAAGAGAATGAAATCAGTCAAAGATCCTGAGACTGGTAAGGTTAAGAGAGTTCCTGCTGGATATAAAGAAAGAAAGGATATTGGAACTCAACGCCAAGCATCTACAAGAGTGCAGCAACCTGAGAAAGAAAGAGGTGCTGCTGATGTAAAAGCAAGAGCAGCTGCTGCCGCTAAAGAAGAAAGAAAGAAGGCAGCACTTGCTAGAATCGCTGCTAAGAAGAAAGGTGAAACTGTAGCAGCAGAGAAACCAAAAGCAAAGGAAGCAGAGAAGAAAGCAACACAACTTCTCTCAAAGAAAGCACCAGCAAAGAAAGAACCTTCTGGTGGTAAAGAAGACCACATGGTAAAAGGTTCTTTACTTCCAAAAGGAGAAAAGAGACCTTATACTAGAGAAGAGAAAAAGAGAATTGTAAGAACTGGTAAGAGATTGCAGGCAGACATTCAGAAGAAGAGAGAGAAACCTGCAAGTCACTATCAATCCTCACTCACTCCTGGTAAGTAAACTGGGCCCTTGGAAGTGCGTCAGTAGTATAAGACGATACTCACACAATGCTCTGGCAAGACCGCAACGGAACCTGGCACAGCACAGTTTCCGCCATTGATATGAAGATTGAGCGAGCAATGATTGCCGAGAACGCTAACAAAGTCTGGGAAGAAAAAGAGCGTTCTGGTGATTGGCTTTTCGAAGAAATGTTTGGCGGATGAATAAACCTCACCAGCACGCTTCACAATCGCCTAGAAGCGTGCTATAATGCTTTTTAGATACCAAACCACCTGAAACTCCACAATTCGTAATGATTCCTCATCTGATCAATCTCCGTCCGCATCAGGAACGCGGTGTGGCTGCAATGCTTAAGCATAACAAAGGCCAGATTATTGTTCCGACTGGCGGCGGCAAGACTCTCAAGATGATCTATGATGCTCTGCGTGAGTTGCAGTCTGAAACTCCCCAGACCATTGTTGTTGTTGCTCCTCGCATTTTGCTTGCTGAGCAACTGTCTTCTGAGTTTCTAGAGTTCATCACCAACGCAAAAGTATTCCACGTTCACAGTGGCGAAACTCATCACGAATCTTCTACTCGCCCTTATGAGATTCGTCGCTGGGTTGATGCTAATGCCGACAATCATCGCCTTATTGTCACTACCTACAACTCCCTGTCACGTCTTCAGGTGGCAGAAGTTGATGTGGATACCATTTACTTTGACGAGGCACATAATTCTGTTCAGCGTCACTTTTTCCCTGCAACTGAGCACTTTGCTGCTAATGCACGTCGTTGCTATTTCTTCACGGCCACTCCTAAACATTCCCTTGCTGTTGGCAAACCTGGGATGAATGATGCTGCTGTTTATGGTCAGGTAATCTGCAAAGTTCCTGCTCCCGAGTTGGTTGAGGGTGGTTACATTGTTCCCCCTAAAGTTATCGTCAAGCAACTGGAAATGGTACAGGGCAAGCAGACCAATTTCGACCGCGATGCTGCTAACCTGCTGGAAACTATTGATGACAACAAGGTTGGCAAGATTCTGATTTGTGCTAAGGCAACCAAGCAAATCGTTTCGCTGGTGTCTGAAACTGATTTCTGCGCTGAACTAGAGCAACGCGGTTTCTCTTGGATGTATATTACTGCCAAGACTGGTGCTGTCATTGATGGCAAGAAAGTGAACCGCGAAGTATTCTTCGACACGCTATCTGCCTGGGGTAAGGATAACGATAAGAAGTTCGTTGTTCTTCACCACAGCATCCTGGCTGAAGGTATCAACGTCAGCGGTCTGGAAGCAGTGTTGTTCCTGCGTAATATGGACTTCATTGGTATCAGTCAGACCATCGGACGTTGCATCCGTTTGCATCACGATGATGCCAAAGGTATGCGCGATGGACGTATCGAACCTGGCAACCTGAGTCAGTATAGCAAATCGTTCGGTCTGGTTTGTATCCCTGTGTATTCTAAGGTTGGCATCAGCACCGCTCGCAGTGTGCAGGCAGTGGTAGATACCATCTTCGAGAAGGGCGAACCTGCAGTGTCAGTAGTCCGCCGCTGAGAACCCAGTGGCCATCAGGGGTGAAACCCTGATTTTTCTGCAATTTCGCTGCAAACGACCTATGACACCTCCACCGCAACCAAATCACCGATTTTTCTCAAAATGAACCAGAAGAACTGGAAAGCCTACTGTCAAACTACATTCAACTCATTGCGAGCAAATATAGACAACTGGGGTAACCCTGATTTCTTCCGACCCATCACAAGATTGTATTACATCGGTGTATTTGACTGCGGTCAAGTCAATCATCTTGGTCTGATAAGTGAGCAGGCAAAGAATAATCGAAAAGAGAGAACGTATGACCATTGTTTGTCTCCACAATTCATTGGTCGAATGATTATGGATAACCCATACAAGTATCTCTCTGATTATGATGTATTTGAGAATCTGTTTTGGTTATCTTGCTCTACAATTACAGTCACTAAAGATGAGAACAAAAGGCTAAGTATGCTCACTGAGAATGATGGATTTGACTATAAAGTTCATGTTCCCACTAATCTCAAATATCAGTATCTTGGCATCAAATTATGTCAAAAAAGTGGCGCAAGATGGGAAAATGCTGTAGAATATGATGATAACATTATTCCCGCCCCATCAGACCTATTGGAGTATGAAAAACAGTTTCTTGTTTGTAGTTGAATGAACAAACCATTTCTTAAGTGGGCTGGGAATAAGTATCGCGTCCTGCCCCATCTTATTCCCCATATTGGTTATCCAAAGCGTTATTGTGAACCCTTTGGTGGTAGTCTTTCTGTTGCATTGAACACACCAGCAGACCAATATATTCTCAATGATGTGAATAAGGATTTGGTTGCAATCTATCAGAATCTGGTGAATCCAAATGATGATAGTTTCATCCAATACTGCAAAGAACTGTTCACACCAGAGAATAACACAAAGGAAGCATATTTGGATTTTCGTAAGCACTTTAATGATGCAACTGATTCTAAAGAACGAGCAAGACTTTTCGTGTATCTAAATCGCCATTGCTTTAATGGTCTTTCGCGATACAATAGCAAGGGACAGTTTAATGTACCTTTCGGCAAGTATGATAAACCAACTTGCCCATCGCTGGAAATGATGAACTTTCGCATGTTCTTTCTGTCCAAACAGTTGGTGAGGTTCACATCACTTTCATTTGAAGATTCTTCTCTCTATGAAGATTTGGAAGCAGGTGATGTTGTTTATTTTGACCCACCATATGTTCCTGCATCTGAAACAGCAAACTTCACCAATTATGCAACTGATGGATTTACCTCAGAGCAACAAGAACAATTATCACAACTTGCTGAAGCTTTAGCATCGAAGGGTATCAAAGTGATTATTTCAAATCATGATGTTCCTATCACACGAGAACTCTACAAGAACGCTACAATCTATCCAATTCAGGTAACAAGAACTATTGCTGCAAAAGGTGGCAGTAGGAAGAAAGCAAATGAACTCATTGCAGTGTATTAAATGAAAGAAGGATTTACAATGTTCAAAGATACCTATGCTGCAATTCCTTATGGCAATCAGTATCTCATCATCCACAATGGTCAGCAACTTGAGAAACTTTGTAGGACTGAAAGTTCTGCACGAAAGTATATCACAGACCACAAGAAAGGTAAGAGTGTAGCACAACTTCCTGTTGATTGAAATTGGGCCCTTGAAAGTGCATCTATGATGTGAGGCACCGCTCTCACAGCAGTTTCTAACACAAACTATGACTTTTTACTGGACGTTCGTTGATACTCTTGTGAAGAATGTTGCTACCATCGCTGCTATTGTTGTTGGCGTGGTTCAGTTCTTCATTCGTTCATTCAATGAGAACAATGGAAGTGAGAAAGTTCGTGTTGCAACTCTTCAATTCCTGAAGTTTGTTGATACACTGATTGAGTTTGGTAAAGCACAACTTTCTCCTGCTGATGTAGTAGAGCAACCTGCTACAGTTACCAAAACCCGCAAGCGCAGCGCCGCTTGATAAACTGCCACAGGGGTACTTGCAATTTAGCGAGTGCTCCTTTATTGTACCTTTGTTACTGAAACTCCAATGATTTTCCTCACTGTTCCTGGCCATGGTTGCGTCTACACTTTATCGCAAGAAGATGGGGATGAGTTGTATTATTCTCCCATTATGCAAAATGGTAGTGTAGACCTTGAAGCTTTTGCTCCTGTTGGTCTTGATGATGTAGATATGGATGAAATGGAACTGTTTGATATTCGCAATCGTCTACAGAAACTGATGGAAGTCTGATACTGGGCCCCTGAAAGTGCATCTGTAGTATGAGCAAGCAACCAATGCAAAATAAGCACCTTGAGCACCCTGAAGATTGTATTCTGACGGGTGATCTTTCTGTACTTGATTGGTTCAGTGCCAATTCTACTCTGTCTGTCAAGATTGATGGTGCTCCTGCTATTGTTTGGGGTCGCAATCCTGCCAATGGTAAGTTCTTCGTTGGCACCAAATCTGTGTTCAACAAAGTAAAAATCAAAATCAATCATTCTCATGAAGAAATTGATGCGAACCATGAGGGTAAAGTTGCGACTATTCTTCATGCTTGCTTTGATAGTCTTCCTCGCACAAATCACATCTATCAAGGTGATTTTATTGGTTTTGGCGGCGATGATACTTATCGCCCCAATACGATCACTTACAAGTTCCCTGAGGTGATTGAGCAAAGTGTAATTGTAGCTCCTCACACTGAGTATGACTGTGAGGATGATCTTCGCAATGCTGTTGCATATCCTATCAGCAAACAGTTCGTTGATACTTTGGATGTGAAATGGGTGCAACCTGAAGCATCTATCTGTCCTCATCGTGATGACATCGAAGACATCAGCAAGTTTGCTAGGCAAATGAGCACTCTTTGTGAGTTTGTAAGCAATAGGCAAGCAGTAGAACTCAAAAAAATCATCAATTCCTACATTCGTGAGGGTAAGGAGGTCTGCGAGCATGAAATTGCAGAAAATTATGATGTTGATGTGAACCTGCTGCGGCTTTGGAAACTGGTGTATTCAATCAAGATGGATTTGTTCTTCTTCATTGATACTGATGATAGCATTTCGTGCAAGATTGGTGATGATGAGAGCGACCATGAAGGTTATGTTATGTCAAATGAATATGGCACGATGAAGATTGTTGACCGTTATCAATTCAGTCGTGCAAACTTTAACATGGCAAAGAATTGGTGAATGTAACTGGGCCCTTGAAAGTGCATCCATAGTATGAGCAACACTACCATGCAAGCACAAGCAAAGCAAACTATTGCAGAGAATGTTCTCAAGAATACTCTGCTGCTGATTGAAGCACTGAAAGACAACTATCGTCAGTATTCTATTCGTGGTCATCAAAAGTTCGTGAATGATCCTGACACTCAAGAGTATCATCAGCGCAAGATTGATGAACTCAAGTCTGGTAAGTGTGACATTGATTATATCATTGAAACTGGTAAAAAGTATCACAAAGTCATCTTTGTGAGTGGTGGCGGGTCGCGTAGTGTTCATTGCTTCGTTGATAAGAACACTGGTTCAGTTCTAAAATCTGCTTCTTGGAAAGCACCAGCAAAGGGTGAAAGATACAACCTCTTGATTATTAAAGAGCGTGAATACCTGCTGAAAAATGCAGACTGGAGCGGATCATATTTATATGCTCGTTGACCAATATGACTGGATGTGTTATACTTCTAAATAGAAATGTATCACATCCAGTCATATGAAACTCATTCCAAATTATCCAGAATACTCTATCACAACTGATGGAAAAGTGTTCTCTCACAAAAAACCAGGAGGAAACGGTAGAGGTAAAGTTCTTGACTATTCTTATAAGAGAGAATTAGAACCAAGGACAAATAGAAAAGGTTATCTAAAAGTTGTTCTTGAGGCAGGAACTGATAGGTCAAGACACACAAGTATTCACAGATTAGTAGCAGAAACTTACCTTCCAAATCCTCACAACTATGATACAGTTAATCACATCAATGAGGATAAAACTGATAACAGAGTTGAGAACCTGGAATGGATGAGCAATGCTGATAATGTAGAATACTCTCAAGCAAAAGTCCGTTTGATTGAAACTCCAACTGGCGAAGTTATTGAAGTTTTTAATCTATCTAAGTGGTCTCGTGAAGTATTGGGTCACAAATCATCAGGAAATATGTTAAGAACTTTACGAAATCCTGGAACAAGATGTAAAGGTTATCGTCTTATCAAATGAATAGAAAACTAGACCACGAGTTCGACTCTTGGTGGTATAAAAATCGAGCAAGTGTAGAGAAAAGAAATCTCCACTCTTTCTCTGGATTGTATAGAACAACTCTAGGTCCAGAGTATTATCGAGAGCGATGGAAGTTTCTTCAAATGATTCGTCAAACTGGTTTTAATAATGACTTACTCTAACCTCTCAAAGATTCGTCCTAAACTGAGAACACAAGGTAACATCACAGGTAACTTTGGCAAACCTAAAGCTAAAGCAGGTTCATCACTCAATGAGATTGGTGGTGATGGTAACATTGGTGTCACACAGAATGAGTATCTGAATCGACTGTATTATGCTTTTGATAACACTACCGACACTAAACTTCGTCAGTTCATTTATAGCGAAATCAAAAAGATTCTCATCCAACAAGGCCGCTGGTAATTGAAACTGGGCCCTTGAAAGTGCATCAGTAGTATGAGCAACACAATCGTTTCCGAAGTCTACTCCTACCACACAAACTGGAAGGAAGGCAAAGTCAATCAAATGTGGATTGAGCAGATCACTGATAAAGAGTGCGATAATCTCTTTGTTGCTGTTGCACACAATCCTCGCAATGGTTCTACAATGGAGATGAGCAATCCCCGCACATCTTACTACGAAACTCTACAATGGGTTCGCAACTGGTGCGGCACTTTCTGTATCCTTCCTGCTTGATTATGAACACTTATCGTCTCTTGATTGAGTATTGGGTTCCTGATGAAGATGAGAACCTATACGAAGAAAAGTTCATCCAATCTCGTTCATCTTGTGGTAAAATCGCTGATGATTACTTAGCACAAGACCGCACAAATCTTATCCGTTCCGTTGAAGTTACCCCTGTTTAATTAACCATGAAATACGAAGTTCAACTCTACGTTGGTGGTAAAGTCTTCAAAGAGGAAGTGTATGCTAACTCTCCAAAAGATGCCCGTGAGACAGCTCAGGCACGCAATCCTACAGCAAAGGTTGTTGGTGTCAATGGTGTGTTCAAGTAATTGGGCCCTTGAAAGTGCATCAGTAGTATGACAAACTACAATCCTTACGTTCAAAACCTGATTGAAATGGGTTACGATGAAGCAGACTGCCGAATGGTAGCAGCTGCAGGTGTTGAGAAGAAGTTTCCTCTCAACATTCACGGTCGCATTTTTAATACTCAAGCAGAGTATGATAATGCACTTGCTGACTACATTAACGGTCTCTGATTCAAACTGGGCCCCCGAAAGTGCATCAGTAGTATGAACAACACACAAACCATGATTGAGTTTCCTACTCTCCAGTCTAAAGATGGCACAATGATTGTTGGTTTCTATCCTATTGAGGATTGTTCCAACTATACTCTCAAGGTTCTATCTTGGAAAGGTGTTGATACAATCTCTCAAAAGTGTCTCACCAAAAAAGATGCACAACGCGAGATTGATGAGCGTCTCGCACTTGATTATGTCATCACTGGCGATAACATTAACCTAGTGCAAGAATACAACTTTATGGCAGGTGCAGTTTGATGCGTATTGCACTTCTGTTCTCTACACTTTTCTTCGGTATTCACATCGGTTCCAATGCTATCGCAACCGTGAATGAGTATCAAGAACGCCAAGCAGATCAGTTCTGCCAAATTGACCCTAACCACTGCAAATAATGCAATTCCAAGTTACCGCAATCGAGTTTGATTTTGATGAAGATGATGACTTTCCCGAGCATCATTTTAGTAACATTACCGATGAAACTATCGGTATGATTTGGGAGGCAGATGATGAAGATGATCTAATTGAAGAGATTACTGCTGCAACTGGTTGGTGTATCAAATCCATTGATTATCGCCACATCCTGAAATGATTTCCCTTCCTAATCCTTACACAAAAATGGAACTTACTCAAGACCAATACGATAAACTGCTTTCACTCTACATTGAGTCGATTGTTGATGGTATGGACCTCGACAGTTTGGTACAATTTGCAAGCGATACGATTGAACAAAATCTCCGTGAAACTTGCTCTGCACCTGATGAATTGATTGAAGAGATTTCACAATTTTATGATGAAGAATATGTGAATGATATGATTGAAAGTGTAACATCACAATCGACCTAATGCAAACTGGGCCCCTGAAAGTGCAGTAGTAGTATGAGCATCGCAACCATGAGCAAACTTACAACGAACGAAGTATTTGCCAAACTGAATGTCACTGACTTCAGTGCATTTGAGAAACCTGGTAAAAACAAAGGTGCTCGCGGGCAACTGTTAGAAACTGCACTGGGAGTTCCTAACTCTTCTGACCTCAAAGATTTGGAGGATGGAGAGATTAAGACTTTTACAGTTGGTGAGTCGATTGCAGCAACACAGTTGAAGCATTGTCTATCTGAAATCATTCAAGATGCAGTGTCATTTGATGAGAGTAAGGTTGGACAGAAACTGAAGCAAACTGTGTATGTTGGTTTCACTCGTGAGAATGATTATGTGGGTAGTGTGATTCTGAATGAGGAAACTCATCCCGAACATTATCAACAACTGCGTGAGGATTATGAGTTCATTTGCAGCAAGATTCGCCGTGCATTTGATGTTGAAAGCGAACTGAATACGATTACTGGCCCTAACGGATTGCTGCAGATTCGCACGAAAGCATCTAAAACTAACGGTGCATATGTACCTCTTCGCTTTGCAGGTGTGACGCTTAAGGATAAAGGAATGGCCTTCTATTTGTGTGGATCTTTCGGACGCAATTTGTTCTGATAGTAACTGGGCCCTTGAAAGTGCATCTATAGTATAAGGACTGAAAACACCATGACCACAACTTCATTTTACAACGGCGATTCGTATTCTAAGTTTGATGCTTACTATGAGGATTGCGAGCACGATGATTATATGACTGCTGAGGATTATGAGCGTCGTCAGTATGAACGTGATGGCTGGAATGAGTCACGTTATGACCGTCAATACTATTGAAACTTTATACTCATGATTGAAACTGATTTCTTCATTCTCAACGGGCAACAGTATCAAGAGTTTTATACTGAAGCATCAGAACTTGGTGTGAGTATTGATTACTATCTGATGGAGTTTTGTCATACTGAAGGACCTTATGTTTACACTGATTAAAACTGGGCCCCTGAAAGTGCAGTAGTAGTATAAGACCACAAACAAACCAAATGCGAATCATCGAAAAGCAAATGAATCAGGCAATCCTTAACTGTAAGGATTGGAAGAATGGCAACACTGAAGTTACCTATTCGCCCGAACGTGATGCCTCTTATGTAATGCTTCACGGTCATCACATTGCAACGATTGGTGATACCTTCCTTGAACTTTATACCTGTGGATGGAAAACTCCCACCACCAAAGCAAGATTAAACGCAATTCTTCGGGAACATGGGAATGGAGATTACATTTTCCAAAAGAAAGGTGAATGGTTCATTAACACTAATGGACAGACGATTCCTTTCACTGAAGGTATGGTGCTTAACTAAAACTGGGCCCTTGAAAGTGCAGTAGTAGTATGAGAACCCAACTTCAACAAGATTGCCTCAACAAGGCACAACAAATTGCAGATGAAATCAATGGTGATTTGTATTATGTTCCTGATGAAGATGTAGAGCAATTATTGTCTCAACTCAACGAAGATAACATTGACCAAATAGCATCTGAACTCGCAGAACTTGCTTATCAATTCAACTGATAAAGTGATGACTAACGAACAAAAGATCGAAGCATTAACTGATCTTCTAGAAAGCGTCATTCATCGTCTTGATATGAAACAATATGAGATCGAAGATGCAACACAGTCTCATCAATGTGAAGTAGAAGCAAACAACTATCATGCAAAGATGATCACCATTCTTCACTCTAACTGAATCAAACAAAAATGTTCAAGATCCGTTACTTTACACCTTATCAACAACAATGGAGAGAGCAATCATTCTCTACACTTGAAGAGGCAAAAAGAATGGTTGATTTCTATAAGTCTTGTGGATCACCTGCCGAACTGATTAACAACTAATTCCAAAACAAATGACTTACAAAGAACTTCTCAATCAACTCCAATCTCTCACTGAAGAACAACTCAATCAAGATGTTGCTGTTTATGACACTGACACTGATGAGTATTATCAAGCAAGTGTAGAGTTTGTGTTTTCTACTGATGAATGTGATGTCCTTGATGCAAACCATCCTATCATTCGTTTCTGATGTCTAAGTTCTTTGTAGGTGTTATCATTGGAGTCATACTTTCAACAGTAGGATTCAATGGAGTCGCAAATCTAGGGAATCGAATGATACACGGAGTGCAATCTTTTGCAGTTGAGAATCAATAACAACAGAGGGATTATACCCTCTTTTTTTATGTTTTTATACCAAAATAACGTTAAAAAACATATAAAACGTTTAATAAATGGCTAAAAAAATATAGCTGAGTTATCAACAGCCTTGTGGAAAACTTATACTAAATGTGTGGAAAAACTGTTGAATCTGTGGAAAAGCTAGTGTTTTAATGTGCTCAGACCTTGTTATCTTACGTTGCAAGCTATCACACTCTGCCCCAAATGTCAAGAACCCCGCGTTCTCAAATCCCCACAAAGACCCTCATAAAATCTCCCAGACCCGCATAAATATCCCCACAGACCTTGACATCTACGCCCAAAAGTCTTATAGTACCTCTATACACACAGGAGCGCACTTATGTCAGTTGCCTATCATCAAGCACAGAAGGTTCGTTATCGTATCACCCTAGACATCTCCGCGTTTCCTGACTTCGACCCACATCAGATTGATTGGGAGAAGTTATTCAAGCTAGAACCCGCTGAGAAGTGTGAGGCTTATGTTGAGGACCTGAGTACACCCGACCGTTGGTGAGTAACAGTTACTGGGCCCCTGAAAGTGCATCAGTAGTATAAGGACCACGATTCACTGCTAAATGTCTGTCACTCTCACTTCTAACTATCAGGAAACTCTTGAAGCTTCCACCGTTGAGAAGATTGATGAACTTCTGGAAGATAACTACGAACTCAGTGACATTCTGGAGTTCATTGATACTCACAGTGAGGACGATTTTGTATCCTACTATGAGGAATATGTCCGTGTAGGTGAAGCAATCGGTTATGAAGCAGTTGATGCTCTCATCGAAGAAATGGGTTGCGTGTCTTATATCGAAGACTGCGACGAAAAGTATCGTGGAGAGTATGAATCCACTGCCGATTTCGCTGAAGAATTCTACAGTGAGATGTATAACGTCCCCACTGAGCTTGTGATTGATTGGGAAGCAACCTGGGACACTTCTCTCCGCTACGATTATACCGCTTGTGAAGCTGGTTATCGGACAGTGTACGTCTTCTCTGATTACTGAAGATAACTGGGCCCCTGAAAGTGCCTCAGTAGTATAAGCACACAGTTCACCACTAAGTCACTCTTACTCATGCTTCAGAACGTTATCAATCAGGTCCGTACTTTTGGTTACACGATGAAGAATCCGATTCCCCGTAAAATCTTCTTCCTGTACCACTTTGCTCCCAAGCGTTATACTGAGTTCTGCGACCTGATGTACACTCTGAACACCGAACTTCATCAGGACCTTATCACTGTGGAGCAGCACAATTCTGCACTCCTCGCGTTCTGATTACGTCTCTTAAGTAACACTCACTCGTTCCTTCCTAAGTGACTATGAAAATCAGCAATCGTCCTGCACTTCTAGAGTCTTACCTCAACACACTGATTGACAATATGACTCTGGAAGATATGCAAGAGACTCTATACATGATGATGGAAGATGATTTTGAGCGTATCAGCGACGAGCAACTGATTAAGGAGATTAAGTTCACTCATCCTGAACTCCTTAAGTAACAACAAAGAGGAATGAGATGCGCCTCTAAAAAGACACTCACTCAACACACACTGATTTACACTTTTCTTCTTAACATGTCCAAGCAAGTTCTTCTTTCTCTGCTGGCTCAAGGTAACACTGGCACTGAGATTCTTTCGATTCTGGATGCTATTGTCTCTGATAATGTGAGCGGGTTTGATTATATCGAATCGCCGCAACTTGAGTCCGCTCTGGGTATTGCTACTCTGGAAGAAATCGCGTTCTGATTGTAGTTGAAGACCCTTGGAGTTTGACACTCTGAGGGTCTTTATGTTATGATTGGCAGTGTCGTGAATCGGCAGGTATTTGCCGCCGATTCTTATAGGCGCGTGGCGGCGTTGTCCCGTATATAAAAAACCCAAACTACCCTAACCTACAGAGGTGACAAATCGACCTCTAAATATCAATCTCATAAAATTTTTCCGGAGACAAAAATGTTTGGCCGTTGGATTCACAAAAAAGGTAAGTCAAGACCTGATAAACGTTGTAAAGGTTACAAGAGTCAAGCAAAGGCAAACGGAGCAAGAAAGAGAAAGAAGAAGTGAGACGAAGAGCGCCCTATTGGAACTTTTGGAAGGTTGTCTTTGCGGGATGGTTAATAAGATATCCACGACAGTGCTTTACGATATTCGGAGGTACTGTTGGTTTTTTATTAGTTCTGATATATAATGCGGTAACAAAATAAAAAATACTGAAAAAATTCCGGAAAAATATTTTTATGACTGAAAAGGTTTATCACATCTATGCAAAGGGTCAGTGTGTGTATCACAGTTTATCAGAGAGTAAGTTCTCTGAGACCTGGGAGATGATGCACAGAATGATTGATCTTCTTGATTTGGATCTTACAAAAGAAGATTTAAGTTATGAAGAACTTTATATGAATAGGGAAGTATTACTAAATTCTTCACATTGAGGTAGTTTGACAAATACTAAATAGGACGATAAAATTGATCTGAAGGTTAATTTAACTTATGGCAAAAGGATTTACTGTAAAAGCTGCACCACCTCAAAAGTCTGCAGAAGATTGGGATTATGATGCAATTAAAGAACGAATGAAGGGCAAGTCAATTGTCTTTTGTTTACCTGGAAGGGGATGTTCTTTTATCTTTTTAAAAGCATTTGTACAACTTTGTTTTGATCTTGTACAAAATGGAATGAGTATTCAAATCTCTCAAGATTACTCATCAATGGTTAACTTTGCACGTTGTAAGTGTTTAGGTGCAAATGTACTTCGTGGTCCGAAGCAAATTCCTTGGGATGGTAAACTACAATATGATTATCAACTTTGGATTGACTCGGATATTGTCTTCAATACAGAAAAGTTCTGGCAACTCTGTGATCTTGCTCTGAATGAAGAGGGTGAAGAGAAGGAAGTTGTTGCTGGTTGGTATGCCACAGAAGATGGGCACACAACCTCAGTAGCACACTGGTTAGAAGAAGATGACTTCCGCAAGAATGGTGGAGTCATGAATCATGAAACCGTTGATTCTATCTCAAAGCGTAGAAAGCCTTTCACAGTTGACTACACTGGATTTGGTTGGGTTCTGATTAAGAACGGCGTCTTTGAGAACCTTGAGTATCCTTGGTTCGCTCCTAAGATGCAAGTCTTTGAATCTGGTGCAGTTCAGGATATGTGTGGTGAGGATGTTTCATTCTGTCTTGATGCAAAAGAAGCAGGGTTTGAGATTTGGTGCGATCCTCGTATTAGAGTTGGGCACGAAAAGACTCGCGTAATCTGATGAATAAATCTTACAATCTTTTATATAAAGGGCGTAAAATTTATACTAATCTCACTATGGAAGACTGTAGTGAGATTTTACAAACCTTCTCAGAGCGTTATCACTCGGGAGAAGAAATTGATCCAAATGAATTAGAAATGGAGGAAATTGCAAATGGCTAAAGGCGGATCGAATAAGACTATTTTTGAACCAGGAGCACCGAAGAAGACTCGTCAAGGACGCTCCCCTCGCACACTATTGAGTGCAACATCTCGTAATGGACGTAAGAAAAAGTATCGCGGTCAAGGTCGGTGATTCAACTTAATCCACAAATCCCAGTTTTTACCCCTAAAGGTAAAGGCTGGGCTTTTTTTGTAATTGATCGTTCTCAAGAACATGATCTTGAGTGGGTTGTTTTTCTAGATAGTAATGGCGAATGTTGGACTTTCAAAAACTCTGATATTCGTATTCAAAATAACTATACTCTTCATAGAAACAATCCATCAGGATTTAACGTATGTACTACACAGATCCAGTAGATGAATGGAATTCAATTCATAAAGATGATCTGTGGGCATATAACAAACTCTTTTTATCACACTCTCTGGGGTATCTGTGTGGTCCTGTAGGTACAGTTGTTCCATCTCCAGACCATTATATCGTCCGACCAAGTATTAATTTACTTGGTATGGGACGATTTTCTCGTATTGAATGGATTAGTAAATATACTGATCATTTTCATCCAGCAGAATTTTGGTGTCAGAAATTTGATGGTGAACATTTAAGTGTTGATTTTAAAGATAGAAAATCAGAACTAGTGGTACTAGGAGAAAGAGATACTGATAGTTTTTTATATAAATGGAAAAAATGGACTAAAATAGATAAAAAATTTGAATTTCCAGAGATATTAAACGACTTAAAGGGTAATTATGAGTGGATTAACTGTGAGTTTATTGGAAATAAACTTATTGAGGTTCATTTTAGACGCAATCCAGACTTCCGTTATGGCAATTCTGTAGCAATACCTGTTTGGAAAGATGAGGAAGTAAAGGAAATAGATAGTTTTACCTTTGTTGGTGATGAAGATTACCTTAGAAAAGGCTTTTATATTAATATTCGGGATAGCAACCCCGTAAAAAGTTCTGATTTTAACAAATCAGGAGCGCAAAATGAACCAAAAACTGCTTAGAGAAATTGCAAATGATGATTTGAACCCCAAAAAACATGATTTTTCTCAACAAAATGAAATTCATGCAAAAATTCGTAATGATGAAGACTATGATGATTGGGAATATGGCACTGAACCACTCTACGAATCCAAAAAACCCGAATAAATAATACAGATTTTTTAAAATTTTATGCCTGTAGAACGGGTAAGTAAGGGGTTTAAAGACCTAAGCATGACATTTCAAGCAAATCCATTAAACTATGATCTTATTGCGCTTAAAAATGAAACTGCTATTGCCCGTTCTATTCGCAACTTGGTATTTACTTACCCTGGAGAGAAATTTTTTAACGAAAATCTTGGTTCAAAGGTGAGCCGTTTGCTTTTTGAGAACATGGATGACATTTCATCTTCTATTATTAAAGATGAAATTGAAAATACAATCAGAAGTTATGAACCTAGAGTTAATTTAATCTCCGTGGAAGTTAATCCAAACTATGAAGAGAATGAATTTAATGTGACTATTCAATATAAGATCATAGGAATTGATGCACTTCCTCAACAGTTATCATTCGCACTACAGCCAACACGATAAATGGCAATAGTTAATTTTACCAATTTAGATTTCGATCAAATTAAGAGTTCGCTTAAGGAGTACTTAAGAGCGAACTCAAATTTTACTGATTATGATTTTGAGGGATCTAATTTATCAACATTAATAGATGTATTAGCATATAATACGTATATTTCCTCATATAATGCTAATATGATTAGCAATGAGGTCTTTATTGATAGTTCTACTCTAAGAGAAAATGTAGTTTCTCTTGCAAGAAATATTGGTTATGTTCCTAGATCAAGAACTTGTTCCAGAGCAACGGTTTCTTTTTTCGTTGACACTACAGGATTTTCAACAAAACCACTGTCTTTAACCCTTAAAAAGGGTGTTGTTTGCACATCATCATCATCTTTTGGTGGAAATGGATATGTTTTTTCTATACCATCAGATATAACAACTCCTGTAATAAACGGTATCGCAGTTTTTCAAGATATTGAAATTTATGAGGGAACTTTTTTATCGACAAATTTTACAGTAGATTCCGCAAATCCTGCTCCAGCAAAAAGATATATTTTAGATAATCCAAACATTGATACTACAACAATATCAGTACTGGTTAGAGATACTGAATCTAGTTCCAATTCCAAAAAATTTATTTTAGCTGATAGTCTATTCGAAATAAAATCAAATTCTAGAGTTTTCTTCATACAAGAAATTGAAGATCAAAGATATGAGTTAATTTTTGGTGATGGAGTTTTTGGAGAAAAATTACAACCATCAAATTACATTGAAGTTTCTTACATTTCGACAAATGGAGAACTTGGTAATGGAGTTTCTTCCTTTGCCTTTAATGGAAGAATAGTAGATAACAATAATAGATTAGTAAATTCTGGTATCTCGCAAGTATCTACATTCATTCCCTCCACTGGAGGAAAAGAGATTGAATCCGTACAATCAATAAAAAAATATGCACCTAGAATATATTCCTCCCAAAATAGGGCGGTTACTGCAAAGGATTATGAATCTTTAATACCTAAAATCTATCCAGAAACACAGTCAGTATCTGTTTATGGTGGAGAAGACTTAAATCCGCCACAATTTGGAAAAGTTTTTATCGCAATAAAGCCATTCTATGGTCCATTTGTTCCAGAAACAATCAAACAGAACTTAAAAACAGCACTTAGAAATTATAGTGTAGCGGGAATTGTTCCGGAAATTATAGATTTAAAATATTTGTATGTTGAGTTTAATTCAACAATCTATTATGACACAAACCTTGCTCCTAATTCAGAGTACGTAAAGAGTATAGTTTCTAAAACTATTGAATCATATTCAAATTCAGTAGAATTAAACAAATATGGTGCAAGATTTAAGTATAGCAAATTCCAAAAAATAATTGACGATTCTCATGAATCTATTACATCAAACATTACAAAGATATCAATTAGAAGAGATTTATATGTTCAAATAAATGCATTTGCACAATATGAAATTTGCTATGGAAATTCAATTCATATTAAAAATGAAAATGGATATAATATAAAATCATCTGGATTTACCATTAACGGTATACCTGATACATTATATCTGTCAGATATGCCAAATCCAGATAAAAAGACAGGAAAAATATTCTTCTTTAAACAAATTTCTGAAACAGAGGGGACTATAGTATTAAACTCTGCAGGTAAAATTGATTATGAGAAAGGTGAGATTATAATTAATCCTGTAGTAATATCAAATACAATTAAATCATCTTTGGGGCAACCAATAATACAGATATCTGCAAATCCAAAATCAAATGATGTCATTGGATTGCAGGATCTTTATTTGCAACTAGATATTAATAATAGCAACACAAACATGTTGTCTGACGTTATTT